ATTGGCAGTCCATTATTAAGTTTTTTATTATGTTCCCTTTGTACACCGTTGCAAGCCATCCAAAAGAGCCGAAAACAGTGCTTCAAATGACCTGATTTCGTTCAGGAAAGCGAGAACACCTTTTCGCGGACAGTCCCCTTATTTTGCGGCTTCTTCCCGGCTGAACGCAATCAAGTCCCCCGGCTGACAGTCCAATAGAGAGCAAATGGTTTCCAGCGTCGCCCACGACGGCATTTGACCGCTTCTTATCTTTTGGAGCATGGCTTCTCCAATGAGTTTTTCTTTGCGGATGCGGTTTGTATTATAGCCAGCTTCTTTCAGCGCAGACAGCACATCCAGTTTGTAAATCATCGGCATTTGAAAAAATCGCCCCCTTTTCCATTGTCCTTATTATACGATAGAATTACATCTATTTCAAGTGTAAATATTACACATAAAATAGGTGTAATGTTTGTGTATTCTGCGAATTGAATTACACTTATAAAAGGTGTATTATATAGACAGTTGATAGAGATACCCACCAAATAAATTACAATCCAAAAGGAGAAAAACAAAATGAGCAAGAACGAAATCGTGAGCATGATTGAAACCATGAACAACTATGATGAACTCGCCAGCAAAGCCAAGGCAAAGGCGGATGCCATCCGCGATGCGCTGAAAGAAGAAATGCTTCGTCTCGATACCGAGGAACTGAACGCGGGCGCTTACATTGTGCGTTATACCAGCGTCATTTCCAACCGCTTTGACAGCACGACATTCAAGAAACTCTATGCTGACCTCTACAAAGACTTTACAAAGGCGGTTAGTTCGCGCCGGTTCTCGGTTTCCTGCTGAGAGAAATACGCTCCACGGGCAAGCAGAAGCCCGTGGAGCAATCGGAGGGATGAAGATGAAAACAGGCTACGCCAGATGCTCGACGAACGAGAGCAAACAGGATATCGAGCGGCAGGTGCGCGAACTCAAACAGGCAGGCGCGGAGCGCGTCTTTCTTGAATACGAACACGGGGACGCGGTTATCAAAGAGCAGTTATCTTTGCTTCTGGAACAGGCGCAGGCAGGCGATACGATTATCACGCTGGAAGTTTCAAGGCTTGCCAGAAGCACAAAGCAGTTGTGTGAGATTATAGACGCAATCAGTCAAAAGCGGCTGTGCCTTGTCATTGTCGGCAGTATCACGATGGATTGCCGCAACGGACACGCAGACCCGATGACAGAAGCGTTTTTACAAATGGCAGGCGTGTTCAGCCAACTCGAACTTTCAATGATACGCGCGCGCGTGCGCTCTGGAATGGCGAACGCCAGAGCCAAGGGCGCGAAAATCGGCAGACCGGAACTGACCGCAGACGATATTCCACCTGTTTTTCTTCGCCATTATCCCGCGTTCAAAAATAAGAACCTCAATTTGAGCGAGTTGGCACGGGTTTGTAATCTGAGCAGAACCACGGTTTATAAATATCTTTCTCTTTTGGAACAGTAAAAATGGAACGGACATTTAACAGTATATCTTTCTAAAAAAGACTGTTAAATGTCCGTTCTTACTTATTTCCGAAGCACCGCCTTGCTTGTTTCCCAGATTCCAGCATCCGGGTTGTTAGAATCTAATTTGCTGTGGTCAAATAACCCATTTGTTAATTCCATGTTCAAATCAAAAACTTTGGTGGTAGATATGACATTCAAAGCAAATTCATTTCTGTCCGCATCACAGAATATATAAGTCGTAAGCATAGTGCTTCGAGTGTCTGATGATACCAGAGTAAAGCGACTATTCAGATAGCTCAAGTAGTAGTCTTTTGCGACCTTAAAGTCGCCTTCGCGTTTATAATAAAAATCAACAAAAGCCTGTCCGCCGTTCAGGATTTTCTCAACTGTCGCTCCTGTGACTCTCTCCGCATCTCTTCCAGTAATATAATCAGGCAGAACAATATAAGTCCCGGCAAAGCACATAAGCGCTATATCATTCAAATAATCATTTGCCATTTGCTCCTGTTCTGCCGACAAATTTCCGCTTTCTAACAGTTCCAAGCAGGATGCTTCTGCCTGCTCCATTTCTGCCTGCTTAATCAGTGTTTCAATTTCTTCCAGTGCCGTTTCAATTTCTGCTTGTTTTAACGCGCTAATTGTATCAATCGCATTTTCGAGGATACTATAGTTTTCAACCGTTTCCTTTTCGGCATCTGATAATTGATTGTAATTTTCAAGTGTAGAAAGAATCGTTGCTTCTTTCTCCAATGATACATCTCCGATTGTAGAAATCTGTTCTTCAACCGCTTTTGCCTGCTTACTTTTTCCGCAAGCGCAAAGAGACAAAAGCAATATCAAGCACATTGCCAACGAAATAATCTTTTTCATTTTCTTTCTCCTGTTTTCTTATTTTTAATCGGTCTGGGACATTTTGTGTTTTTGGGAATATGCCACGGGCTACCGGGCGCGTCTTGCGTGGCAAATGGAATCAGTCCTTTCAAACACCATCTTCGGATTGTGCTTTGCGGATAACCCCATTCTTCGGACGCTTCTTTTGTGCCTATTGTATCTGCCATTACATCCCTCCTAAAAAGTCTTTCACTATTTGCTCTTTTTTGTCATTCTCGATTATAACGCCGTAAATGACTTGTGTCAATAGCATTGCGCTATTGTAACAAGGTTTATCAAATGTGAAACTCACCTTAAAATATAGTTGAGGTGAGACTACATGAAAGCAGAGTATAAAAGTCTATATGAAAAGTTTGGCTTGAATGTGGTGTTCTATCGTAAGCGTCGCAAAATGACCCAACTACAGTTAGCTGAATTAGTCGGTATCGACCGCAGCCATATCAGCGCTATTGAATTAGGCAATGTCGGTGTTTCCTTTGATGTGATTTTCAAATTGTGCGAGGTGCTGGGCGTTTCGCCAAAAGAACTGTTTGACTTTAGAGATTAAGAGTGGGGAAACCCACTCTTTTTTCTTTTCTATATCTGTGCTATGATAAAGAAAAACAGTCCGTGGAGTTGGGAAAATGTCAAACGCACGCTTCTTTTTTCTTTACCGCTATCTTCTGGAAAACACCTGTGAGGGACACACCGCCAAGGGTGAGGACATCCGCGCGCAGTATGAGAACCATGAGTTCGGTTCTGACATCCGCTCTGTCTATCGGGATATTCACCAGCTGAACGCGCCCGCGACGGGGCTTGAAGTTCTCTATGACGGACGCACGAAAGGCTACTGGCTGAAAACACGTCTGTTTTCCCAAAGCGAACTCCAACTGATTATCGACGGCATTCAGTCGTCTAAGTTCATCACACAGGCAAAGGCGCGCGATCTAACCCAGCGGATACAGAAACTTACCGACGCGCATACGCGCGCCGTGCTGAACCGGCAGGCGGTTGTGGCAAATCGTATCCGCAATATGAACGAAAGCGTTCTGGACGAAACAGGACGCCTTTACAGAGCCATCCGCGAGGACAAAAAGGTTTCGTTCCGCTTCTTCCACTATGACCGCGAGAAGAAAAAGCAGTATTCCAAAAGCGGCGGGCGGTATATCGTGAGTCCCTACGCGATTCTCTGGAACGACGGAAATTGTTATCTCTATGCCTATGAAGAAGAAAAGGCGCGGTTCTCGCATTTCCGCATTGACCGCATGGAGGATATAAGGCTTTTGTCGCTTCCAAGAGTAGGAAAAGACGAATACAAGGAAAAAGACCTGACCGCGCGGCAGCCGAAAATTTTCAATATGTTTTCCGGAGAAGAATGTCTGGTAAAACTGCGCTGTATCAACCGCCTTGCGGACGTGATGCTTGACCGGTTCGGACGGGAAATTATCCTGACCCCGGACGATGAAGCGCACTTTCTTGTAAATGTCCCCGTGGAACTCAGCCCGCCGTTCTATGCGTGGATTGCGTCTTTTGGACGACAGGTAAAAATATTGTCGCCTGAAAAGGTTGTCAATGGGATGCGTGATTTTCTCCAAAAGTCAATGGATATGTATAAAAATGATGGGAAGATGTAAAATCATCTTCCCATTTGTTCATTGTTGCTTCTGGATGATAAAAGACGTTAAAAGATGATAGAAGATGCTCTATCACGCTTGTCTGCGCATCCGCTCGCGGGGCTTACAGAGTTGTGCAAGCGGGGAACGTAAATCAAAATTCCCGGCAATGTCGCTGTCAAAGATTGCGCAATAATGCTTTGTCATTTGGAGCGTGGAATGTCCGAGCAGATGTTGAAGTGTAAAAGCATCGCCGCCGCAGTCCATCAGATATTTCCGGGCGAACGTGTGACGAAACATATGAATACTTGTTTTCAGAACGCCGCGCTTATGATTGTAGTCCGCGATTGCCAGTTTCAAGGCATTCTCTGACAGCATTGTCCCATAGACACTACAAAACAGATAGTCGGATGGTTCTCCGCCCCGCATTGCCACATAATCACTTAAAATGCTGACCAGCATAGAGCAGAGCGGAATTGTCTGAATCTTTCCGGTTTTGGTATGGCGGAAAATGACCTGCTTGCGTTCAAAATCCACATCGCGGTTTTGGATATTCCGAATTGTACCCGCTCGACAACCGCAATTCACAAGAAAATTGATAATGACCCAGTTGCGGTATTCGCAGAAATCACAGCTGCGGGCTGGCTTTTGTAGCAGGAGCATCAATTCTGCGTCCGTATAGGTTTCTTTCACGGTTTCCTTGTCCTTGTAATTTGCCATCTCCAACTCCGTGTAGCCTCTTCGTTACTCATGTTTCCTCCTTTTTCGGCTGAGCCTCTTTTACAAGGCTCATGCCTTCGTTTCCTTCTTGTGCTGGATGACCGCCGAGACGGCTGGTTCCAGACGTTCTTTGCTGTCTCTGTCGTGCCGTTCTGCAAACTTTTTCACTCGTATCATTTTCAAGCCGCAATCAACTGCGCACCTGACAGATTCGTTTTGTGTTATGCCCGCCGCCGATAGCGCAGACAGCATAATGGCTACTTCTTCGCCCCTTTTCATTCTCCCTCCTCGTCCAGCGCCGCCAGTAGCAACGCCCCAGCCAGCAGTACCAGCGGTACAAACGAAAGGCGATGTACCGTTGCTCCTGCGCAAAGCTTATGGATCAGCAGTTCGCATATGGCGCACACACCGTAACCCAAAAACATACCTGACAGCAGAAGTGCAAGGTAGTGCAATACTCTTTTGATGAATCGCATGTTACGCCTCCTTTTTCGGCTGAGCCTCTTTCACAAGGCTCATGCCATATGCAATGTCTCCGAGTCGCTGTAACTGCTCAGGCGTAAGACTGTTCGCATTTTTACTCAGGTTTTCAAGTGCCTGCTTCGCTTCTTCCGGCATTGTGTCACCCCGCTTTCTTACGGCATCATTTTGCCGTGTTTTGTATTGTGACTACAGTATAGCACCGCTTTTTTGTTTTGTCAATACATTTCTAAAGATTTTTAATTATATTTTTGTCTTGACAATACATTTATATTGTGTATAATAATTGCAGGAGGTGTACTAAAATGAGCATTAACGAACGCATTAAAGCAGTCCGTAAAAACTCTGGATTATCGCAAACCGCTTTCGCTGAACGTCTTGGAACAACACGCGGCGTGATTACAAATCTGGAAGGTGAAAAAACCGAGCCTAATGAGCCCTTCTTGCGCCTGATCTGCAAAGAATTCAATGTAAGCGAAGAATGGCTTCGAACCGGCGATGGCGACATGATGCAGAAACTGACGCGGAATCAGGAAATCGCAGAGTTCATGGGGCGCGTTATGAACGAACCGGATGACGCGCCGAGAAAACGCTTTATCTCGATCATCAGCAAACTTGACGTTGACGAATGGCGGCTTTTGGCCGAAATCGCAAAAAAAATGTCCCAGGACGAATAACCGTCCTGGGATTCATTTTTTGTTATGTAACCATCGCATGAAGGAATCTCCAAACAAGTTCGATTTCCTCCGGCGTGGCCTTTTCTAAGAGTCGAATAATGTCATTTTTCGTCGAATTCTTTTTCTCATCCATAATTTTCTCCATTTCCGTCAAATTTTAGGTTGTTTTTTCGTGCAGGTTTCAGGTTGTGGATACAATTCCCCGATGATAAAATATAAATGCGCGTAGAAACTGCGTGCCCCCTATGATGAAGTGGTGGTGATTTCAGATTTTCAGCTTATTTAAGCGGCGCAAAAAAATAAAATTTACAGTTGAAATGCATGCTTTTGAGAATGGCCATGAGGTTGAACTTAAACCAGATATTCCCCCGTCTTGTGAACCGCTAGACTACGAAGAACTTAAATTTATAAATGACCACATTAAGCCTTATGAAGATATTATGATCGGCTTTGCCGTCGCATTAAGAGAACGACATAAACTCGACGATGAAATATCCCTTCTTGAATGCAAGATTGCCGCATATAACGATCTTCGTCAATTCTGCATATCTTGCGGAAGAAAGAAATATTTCGATGATGAGTGGGGAAAGCCTCTTTGGAATATGCCAGATGGTACTACATATATCACCCCCACAATTGACCGTCTGAACTATTTGAAGGAAAACTATCAGCGGTTGAAGCAACGGGAAAACGTAAGACTTGCGGTACTTCCAACCTTAGACGCAAAATTGCTTGCCTTTATCGATAAAAACCAACCAATTTTGCAAACCGACATATACAAAGCGTTTGACGATTCCGTCAAGGAAGATATCAAGGAGCGCCTTTATTTTTGGGATAAGGGTGGCCAGATTTCCCGCGTAAAGCATGGCAGCACATATATTGTATCAATGCCAAATTTATGAAAACCAAACGGAGGTTTGTTATTATGATATGCCCTAACTGTGGAAGCGAAAACGTAACAATTAGCATGCAGCAAGTATCCAGCAAAACCAAGAAGTCCGGCGTTGGCTTCGGCGGACACATGAATAACGCCGCGCGAGGTTTAACTGCTATGTGCACACTCGGCCTTTCAAATCTTGTTTGGAAGAAGAGCACTGGGACGGCCAAAGAGGTTGTGAAGAACCAGAAGATGTGCCTTTGCCAGAACTGCGGTAATTCGTGGCCTATTAAGTGAATCAGTTCGGCAGCGGGCATTGGTTCCACTGCTCCCGCTTCTCGCCGCCTACATCTGAGACGCAGGAGAAGAGCATGGGCGCTCCCTTGATGTAGTCGAGGCTCAGACTGTGAACGTCCTTGAAAAGCGCCCCGTCTACGATGATGTTTACTTTCCCGTTTTCAAAGCGAATATTGATGCTCTGCATTTGCTGTACCTCCATATTTTAGAACGTTCGTTCAATAATTTCAATTTGGAATTTTCCACAAAGAACACCTTGCATTTTCTTCGTCCGGTAACCCTCGTAAGCGGCAATTATGGGACAGACTATTTTGTATAATGGAACGTTTAAGATCGCCCCACCGTCGCTCCACCGGCGGTGGGGCTTTCTCGCGCGCCTGTAACCAGCATAGCAAAACTGGCAGAAATGTCCACCATTAAATTGGTAAAACCATACCCATAGCAGAAGAATCAGCGAAATATATGTGAAAATGGAGGTATATCATGTCGGCAATTCAGGAACTCGCCCCATATATTTCTGCATATCAGGGGAGCATAAAACGGGCGAAGGAAGATCAGCATTACACCATCGACAGGCTTGTTGAAGAATCCGGCGTTTCCAGATCGGCTGTGACGAAGCTCTGCGCTGGTACGCAGCAAGACCCAAAACTGTACAATTCTGCCGCGCTGTGCCGCGTTCTCGGGCTGTCGCTGGATGAGCTGTTCGGGCTTGTCCAACCCGCAGAAAGCCCGGAAGAACTGACCGAGCAGATTCATCATGTCGAGCTTGAAAACGCCAAGCTGGAGGCAACAGCAGCCGCGCAGAGCGCACAGATAAGGTCTACACATACAATGTGTTACGTTCTCGCCCTGTTTTGTATGCTGCTCTCCTTTTCTCTGATTGCCTGCCTTGTGACGGATGCGCAGATTCGGAGCACAGGTCTCATCCGCGATGGAGATTTGTCCGTGGCCGCATGGGTTTGCATTGCCCTGATCGTAGGTTCAGCGCTGGCTTCGGCAATTACTTTCTATGCAATCCGAAAAGAACGTGGAGGGAAACATGGAGTGCATCAAGTGTAAAAAGGATATACCGGACGGTTCTGTGTTCTGCTGCTGGTGTGGGAAACAGCAGCAAGCTCCGCAGCGAAAGGCTTTGAAGCGTGCAAACGGTACAGGGACAGTTTACAAGCTGCAAGGGCGGCGTACCCGCCCGTGGGTCGCTGCAAAGGGAAAAACCATAATTGGATACTATGATAAAAAAACAGCCGCCCTCGACGCGCTGGCGCGGCTACAAGGACGGAGTATTGATGAAATATATAACTGGACCTTCAAGCAGGTTTACAAAGCATGGAATGATGAACACTTCCGCGATATCGGCGCGAAGGGAATAGAGTCTTACGAACGCGCATATGACGTTTTTGAACCATTGCATGACAGAAAATTTCGCGAACTGCGGACCGCTGATTACCAGATTGTCATAGACAAGTACAGCGATAAATCCCACTCGCTACTGTCGAAGTTCAAACAACTTGCAACGCAGATGTCCCAATGGGGAATCCGGCAGGAACTCATAACGACAAACTTCGCTTCGTTCATTAAACTACCCGAGAATGTGAAGAAAGAAAAAGAGATCTTCTCAGAAGAGGATATCCAGAAGCTCGAAGCGGACGGTTCCCAGGCAGCCAAACTTACCCTGATGATGGTCTATACCGGTATGCGAATCGGTGAGCTGTTCTGGCTTAGAACCGAAAATGTCCATGAAACCTACGTGATCGGCGGGGAAAAGACAGAAGCAGGCAGGAACAGGATAATCCCAATTCGTTCCGAAGGGCGTAAATATTTCGCAGAATTCAAAGAGCGTGCAAAAGGCGAACTTCTGATCTCTGGGTATGCTGGGCAAAAAGTCATTGCAAATTTTCGCAAGCGTGACTACTACCCGCTTTTGGAGCGGCTCGGAATCTCTAAGAAAACACCACACGCAACAAGGCACACATTCGCAAGCTGGGCTGTAGCAAACAATATCAAGCCGGAACTCCTGCAAAAAATGCTCGGGCATGCAGACTATTCCACGACCGCGAACATCTATGAGCACTTTGACATTGACCAACTTGTGAATGCGATAGATGCGCCTGTTACTAACACGTTACTAACTAATCAAAAAACAACGAAAAAGAAAAAGCCCTGAAACCTTTGAGATTTCAAGGCTTTTTTGGTGACCCGCCGGAGATTCGAACTCCGGACACCCTGCTTAAAAGGCAGGTGCTC